CATAGAAATTTTTACTTTTCCAAGTTGTCTATTCGTAAAACTTACTATGAACGACCCAGAAGATATGGATTTTTCATATTTTTTTAATTTAGCACATCCAGTATATCCATTCAAATTCAAAGCACTATTACTTGCCTCACTCTCCAATACAAAAACCTGTTCAAAATCTGTTCCAGTATGTATTACTAAATTGCTTATATAAACGGTCATTATTACTTTTATACTTTGTATGAATATTTATTAGAAGCACCCTGTTGAAATACCAACTCTCACTAAAACAGTTCCTTCTACGACAATTGATTTGGTTGAATCCGATTTAATTAACATTAAATCATATACGTATCTTCCACCTTTGAGGGTAGAATTTATCGTACTTCCTAATGATATTACTAATTTTCCATTTAAACGATCAATAAATGATATTCCAAACCCAACATAACTTGAACTCTCTGGAGTTTTTCTCATATGAGCAACTGCACTAAATCCAGTTAGGTTGACGGCACTCCCAGCAGTCTGGATTAAGTCAAGTTCTTCTGAAAAATCAGAACTAGTATCAATAACAAGATTTTTTACATATATCGACATTTCTAGTATATATCTTTATTGAGTATTTATCAACCCCTTGACAAAAATGTAAAATGTCTATAGACTAGGTTTGTCCCGGTTAAAGATAAATAATAGCTCTATAAGATTATTAAATGAGCTATGAGAACCCATGGAAATTCAATGGGGAAATATTTGAATCTGATCATATAGAAGATTATTTCGGATTTGTATATCATATTCATTCTAAGATCACCGGTAGAAGTTACATAGGACGCAAATACCTGTGGTCGTTCAGAACTCCCCCCGGTAAAAAAAGAAAGGTTAAATCAGAGTCTGATTGGAAAAAGTATTATGGATCTTGTCCAGAACTTAAAGAGGATGTAATAAAATACGGTAAAGAATGTTTTGAAAGAAAAATAATATCATTACATAAGACTAAAGGTAAGTGTAATTTTGAAGAAACACGACAACTTTTCCTAAATAATGTACTGACCGAAGTACTTGACTCTGGGGTTCCTGCGTACTATAATAGTAACATACTCTCCAGATACTTTAGGAAGGATTATTTTGATGGTTACCTTGGAACAAACCCTTCGGACTTCACATGATTGGGCAGTTGATCGTATTCATTCTCTCTGTGAACAAAAGGACTATGAAGATGCTCAGGCAATTCAATCAGAATTTAGTGAATGGTTGAATCCAAATATTTCTGATCATGATATTTTTTCATTAGAATTTATAGGAGAAGAAAATGACCTTAGATCTTCATAACTTTTTTAAGTATTATGATGATAAGAATTCAAACCATGCAGCAGCAGTTCAATGGTTAGAGGATAATCTTCCTGCTCAGTTCATGGATGATTCTGAAACTGAATGGATAGGAATGTTCAGAACAAAACCCCCAACTCCATCAGTATTGGCGGTTCCTTACTTCAATCAAGTAGACAACTATAGAGATGCACAAAGAACTTGCAACTCTTCGTCGTGTGCTATGTGCCTTGCGTTCCTCAAACCAGGAATCATCAAAGGTGATGATGAGTATGTTAAGAAAGTATTCGCAATTGGTGATACAACAGATCACGCGGTTCAGACCCGTGTTCTACAAGGTTATGGTGTTAAGTCACACTTTAGTTACAATCTTTCTTTCTCTGATATTGATAAAAGTCTCGATGCTGGGAAACCTGTTGTTATTGGTATTCTTCACAGGGGTTCTCTTTCTGCACCTACTGGTGGGCACATGTGTGTAGTCATTGGTAAGACACCAGATGGTAAAGGATATTATGTTAACGATCCTTATGGTTCGTTAAATGATAACTATACTGGACCAGTAGAAAATGGTAAGAAGACCATTTACACCAAAGCAGTTCTTAAGCATCGTTGGTGCCCAGGTGGCAGCGATGGTTGGGGTCGCATTTTCGATTAATACATAAGGAGAAACCCAATGGCAAGAATAGATTTACACAACTTCTTCAAGTTTTATGACGAGAAGAACCCCAATCATATTAAAGCAATTCAGTGGTTAGAAGATAACCTACCTGTCAAGTATCTTGAGGATAATGTGGATTGGGCAGAGATTTATAGAGGAAAAAAGAATAGTGCCGCACCAGCATCTGCTCCTGCAGCTCCTGTAACGGGTGGTGATGATATGCCTATGACCGGTCTCAAACTTATCAAAGAGTTTGAAGGATGTCATCTCAAAGCATACCCAGATCCTCTCTCGGGCGGACTTCCAATCACCATAGGTTGGGGAACTACCCGTAAGAAGGATGGATCACCATTTAATATGGGTGATACCATTACTCAACAGGAGGCAGATGGGTTATTGATTACTCAATGCAAGAACCAGTTTCTTCCATCACTTCGTAAAATTCCACATTGGAGTGAGATGTCCGATGGTAAAAGAGGAGCACTTCTTTCCTTTGCTTATAATCTTGGTGCTGGTTTTTATGGTAGTGGTGATTTTAATACTATCACCAAGCGTCTGAAGAATAAAGAATGGGATTTAGTTCCCGATGCGCTTTATCTCTATCGCAATCCTGGGTCTAATGTAGAAGCAGGACTTGCTCGTAGAAGAAAAGCAGAAGGTGAATCTTGGAAAAAAGGATAACCTATCAAACTAAGAAAAATGAACAACAAAAAGGAAAATGGTATGGGACAACTAATTCGTGTTGTGATTTTGAGTTGGTCTGCCGCACTACTTACCGCAAGTTATGCTGGTATGTTTGCTAAAATGGATCCCACATTCATTGCTACAGTATTCACTGCTTCTGCTGCTACTTTTGGTATTAATACAATGAAGAAAAGTGGGGGGGATGATGAAGATGAAAAAAAGGAACTTCCAAGAACTGAGGCAGTTGTAGAACCTCCTGTTTCACTAGAATCATCGGTTTCAACAAATGATGAAACAACAGTATCTCTTGAAGAAAGAGTTGAGGTTCTGGAAGGTCAAGTTCAACCACGTACAACTGGGGTATAATGGCAAAATCAGTAAACAAAGGTAAGAAAAGTTCTACTGGGTCTAAACAGAATCAGGGAAATTCTACAGCAAAAAAAGCAAAGAACGGTGGAAAGAAAAAATGAGGTATTATGGCACGAGAGTGGGACACTCCTAAACGTGAGTGTTGGAACAAACCAATACATCAAATACTTAAAGCAATAGATAATCACACCCGTCTTCATTTGGAGACGGGTAATTTTTGGCATGAGGAACAAGCACAGATACTAAGAAAGTATGTTAAGGATTTAAAAATTTTTATACACAAAGAAGAGGGGTGGAATGACTGATCCAGTTTGGTCTGTGAATATTATGGTTGCTATCCTATTGGCACTTACAATAGGATACATTTTATACATATTTAAATTAGCAAAAGAAGAATGAAACAATTAGCATTAGGTCTATCAATTTTAAGTTTGAGTATTAGTGGAGCACTGTGTTATGGTGCTTATGTTACATATCAAAAAGCACAAAAGATTCTAGACAACCCAGAAGAGTTTGTGGGTGCTGTGGTAGAGAAGCAAGTAGCAAAAGCTTTGGAGAAACTACCCATTCCAAAACTAAATATTAAGGAATTTAAGATGCCTTTTTAATGGATAAAGATCCTTATATTTACAGAGTAAAGAAAGTAATCAAAGTAGTTGATGGAGACACAATAGATGCAGACATTGATCTTGGTTTCGATATTTCTCTTACTAAGCGAGTACGCCTTAGTGGTGTGGATACTCCAGAGAGCAGGACTACAGATCTCAAAGAAAAAGCACTTGGATTAGAAGTCAAGGAATGGTTAAAACATAAGTTAGAAGGTGCTAAAGATATTCTAATCAAAACACAACTACCTGATAGTACCGAAAAATATGGTAGAATTCTTGGTAATTTGTATATTAATAATGCCTCGTTATCTCTCAACCAACAAATGATTGACGAGGGATACGCTTGGGAGTATGATGGGGGCACAAAAGATAAAAATTTTGATGTCTTATTGGAAAAAAGAAAGTAGTTACTTATTGTGTGCTTTTTTATATTGATCTTGTTTTGATTTCTTCTGTTCTTTTTTAAGTAGTTTTAAATTCTTCTTATCTAATTCAGCAGCAAAATATAATTGTAATTCATATGGGGTAAGGTCTCTATTCAAGAGCTTCTTGCCCCTTATTAGTATCTGATGAATGATAGGTTTCATCTTTGCTACCATCCATTCCACCAAAGATTTGCCAATAAGAGCCGCAGCAACAGAAGCAGTAGCAGTGGTGCCAGCAAGAATAACCTGTTCTTTGGGGGGTATTGGAACTTGCCCGATGAATGGTACTTCAATTACAGGAACTCCAAGATTAGTGTTTACTGGTAGTATCGCATCTTCATTTGATTTATCTTCTTGAGGCAATACTTGTTGAATTTGAGGAGGTAGTATAGGTGGGGGACTATCAGGAAGACCTCTAGATTTCTCTTGCTTCTCATCCTCCTGTGCCTTCTTCTCTGCTCTCACTGCTGCATCAAACTCTTCCTGTGTAGGAACATTGATGACTGGATATGGAACGGCAGTGTTTGGTGCTTGAATAATAGGTATTGCCAGACCACGAATGATTGGTTGTTGTGTTTCAACGACAACTGGTGGTGCTAAACTTGGTACAATACTATTTTGAGCAACACCAATATTAGGAATTGAATTGGTATTGGTTTGTATGTTTCCTATTCCACTTGCATTGAATGTTGGTATATCACTCATCGCCTTGCAGACTCTTTTACAGATGGATAACGAACAACTATATCAGCACAGATTTTGTAGTATGGACTATCTGGATGAAAGGTAATGCCATTCTTGATTGCTTCTCCACATTTCAACAATCTAACTAATTCAAAATCTAAACGACTTTTATCTACTTCACTTTGTTGCCTTGATATTTCTACTCGTGCTCTTGACTTACAAAGTTCCATCAGCATACCATCTAAAGGTATATTGAAACCAGCAGAGATGCCCCAGTTGTAGTTTTTTGATGCAAATGTTTCTGGGTCAGCACTACTATTACCACTATTCAAAGCAAATGGAGATAGTGAGAATGTTGCTCCCTGACAACTCACACCACCTCCATAGGTATTCGATGCATACGGACCCTGCAAAACCTGTACTGCCTGGTT